AATCAAGCTGCGATTAATCAGTAATTTCTTGCAGTAAGAAGCCAAGGCCAGTTTCTTGATTCTCTTCCACTTCAATGAGATCAAAGTCTTCCTTCAGGATGTATTCGTTCGGTACGCCCACTTTCACCCTGAATTCGCCAGTAGTCAGAAAGTCAATGGAGCATGAAATGAGCGCATCAGAGCGAACTGTTACGCCAGCACGAGTGATTACCGCCTGTACTTCATAGAACACTTCGTTTGACGATGCAGAATAATTACTACGTTCTCCTTCTGGCGGAGACAATGACAGAAGCATGCTCAGCTCGCTACCAACATCTAAGCGTTGAATTGTCTGCAACAAAAACAAAGGCGCCTCTTCATCTGCAACTGTTTGATAGCTGAACAAGCATTCAATGCTTCCGCTGCCACTGATCAAGCCAGCCGAGTATTGCTGCCTGAATTTATCGGAAAGGCTAGTTGTTTCTACTGCCGCCCGATCAGTATTGATGTCATAAGAAATGACAGAACCAAGGGTGTTGTAACGACTGTCTTTGACGACAATGATGGCAGTAATGGGCGCACCAAAATCTGCCGACAGCACTAGTTCATTCTCTCTGTTGTTATTAACTGCATCGACAAACGTATCGTAAAACCGAAGTCCACCAAGGGCATTTACATTGACATAGGCCCGTAAATATTTTTGCACTTGCAAAGACGTAGGCCATGCTTCTGCGGAAAAAAACGCAAGCCCTCTGCTGTCTTCCGTAGAAATAAAGAGCTGATCTCCCGTCAGAATATTGTCTTCGCTTCCTTCAAAATAAAGCCTATTGAGCGTAGTATTAATTTCGCTCGCATCCACATTGATTGGTAAGTCAATATCTTCTAAGCTTCTGCGCCGTAGGCGCACCATGCCAGTATGCCCAACAAAGAATGTCATGACTAAACCGTGCCAGTAGTTTCTACTGTAGTTAATGCTCCGTTCACTGTAAACTGAAACGATACGCTAGTTAGCTCGTTTGTAGACGATGAAATGCTTGCGTTGGTAATGAAAGCATTTGCCTTAAAATACTGATCGGTGCCCACTTCAAACGTCAGCTCCACTTGATTATCGTCAGTGATGGCGCCAGTCGTAACAATCTTTTGCAGGAGCTGCACTACGGCTGTTGCAGCGCCTGTATAGTACGAAACCGTAGCATTGCCCGTGGCGCTAGACATGCCAGCCGTATAGGACTGTGCAGTGTCGCCAAGAGCAGTAGTTTCAATGGGATCCATGGATACGTCCAAGGCCCAGTCTTTAACTTTTGCCACTTCATTGTCGCTAAGTCGCAACTTGCCAGTGCGTCCAGTATAAAATGGCATGGCTTTATTGTCTTTGTTTCATCTTAGCAGCTTCCTTAATCATCAATTTGATACAAAGTGGTGTCAAACTGTACGATGCGAGAATAAGTGGTGCCGCTGCTTTCGTCGCAAGGATGTTCAATCGCTCTGATGGTCACCTCTCCTTCTTCCTCCATTGTGATTTCCGTCACGCGGAACACGCGCTTGTTTGTAATTTGATTGCCAAACACTACTAGCCATCCTTCAAAAGCGGCAAGTTCTGGAGCAGTGTTATTCACAATGGTGATGCCAGGTTTTTTGATGACGCCTTGGCCGCCCTTGTAAAGCAAAGCATCGTATGTGGCATTGACAATGCCTTCTGTCAATGGAATGTCAAGGCTTCCGCCAGCTCCAATTTTACCTGCAGTGAGGTTGTCCCATTGGTTTTGGTCTGTTTGCACATAAATGTAGGATCCAGGCGCCACTGGGCTTTCAGTTGGGAATGTCTTAAATTCCACGGCACGTTTAGACCATCGCCGCTGTGAACATAACAACATGCCATAATTAATTGCCTGATTCCTGCTGGAAACATAGGCGGATAAATCAAACGTTTGCCTGATGCAAGAGGCTTCATCTGCATTAGCCAAGCGAATGGTAAAGCTTGTATTGCCAGGGAATGGATCCCCGTCTGTTGAATCTCGATAGACGATGGTGGCAAGAAGATCTTCAGTGTTGTCGCCATAGTCAATAAATTCTTCCTTGTAGCTCCCTTCGAGAATGTTCCCTTGATTAAACAAAGCAGAAATATCAATGCGGCTATCAACTAAGCCATTCTCGTCATAAGGCACTGCGGGTGCCAATGATTCTTTGCCGCCAATCTTGGTAAATTCCAACAATGAGAACGGTGCCACTGTGGTCCAGAATTCGCGCCATGACTGAGGATCGGCAATAACACCATCCATGAAATAACCATTTGCCCTGCAAAACTTCACAGCCTTGCCAAGGCTTTCTAGGTCGATGCCATTAATATCAGCGTATGCTCCAATGCCATTCTCCTTATCAAGCACGCTATCCAAGAAGATTTCAGGAGCGTAGCTCGTTGAACTAACTGGCACGCTATTTACATCCACTACATAGTCACCGTCTTGATTAGGAGCAAACCTCCTCACTTTCTTGCCTTTGGTAACATAAGCACTAAGCGTACGTAAATCTTGAATTCCTTTTCCGCTGTAAGCATTAAAGCCGATGAGAGAAAGCCCTTGGTAAAGAGCAGGCGGGAAGGTTTCTATTTGTTGCTCTGTAACAGCAGCCAATGCAATTTCAGGGCCACCATCGAAAGAGAAAGCAATTTGCGTGTCAGAACGCATTGAAAATACGTCCCATTCGTCCACAAACCCTGGATTATTATTGAGCGGAGGAAGCAGCCTTTCGGTTTTCAACACTCGACCGTGAATGGCAACATATCCCGCTCGGCCATTGCCAATGGGAATATTCTTATTCTTCTCGCTATTCTTGTATGCGCGAGTGTCAAGATAGGCTACGTCCACTTCTCGCTCGCCAAAGTAAGTGCGAATTTCTGCCGACAAGTCGATAATTGGTTCCATCTTAAATGACCATTTCGTTCGCTCCTCATTTGATACAAAACGCATGCTGACAAAGTTATCCACTTCCACGCCTCTACGAATGGCAAAGACAGTTGGCACGCGCTGATAAATATCATCAGACTCTTTCTTGTAAAGCAACCAAAACATTGCTGTGCGTATGCGGAGACCATTATCTGCGTCTCTATGCTTTTGCTCTTTGTTGTCTCCATATTTGCTTTGACGCCCAGAAATGCGCTTATAAACTCTTGCTTTCAATGCAAAATCAACGATGTCACACTTTGTAACAGTGGTGTAAGTAAGTTCGTCAATCTTTGCTAGGCATTTAACATTGAAATAGTCATTAAATCGCTCTGGATCGCGCAAGATAAACTGGCATTCATTGATCACTTCCTGCACTTCATCGTACCGTGCTTGCCATGCTGCATCTCGCGCGGCCATGGCACCGGTGTCAAGGATAAGAGTTGAGGCAAGCTCGCCAAGGCGCGTCTTGAGCCTATTCTTCCTGCGCTTCAGACGCTTGCGCTCATCTGCCGCATCAGAACGCGGATTGCCGTCATATAAGCCACGTAACGTGGCCCTTCTCGAAAGCTTGGCATATAGATCCTTCAATGCATTCTTGGCATTTCTCACTTCATTCTGTAAAACTCTCTTCCTTTGCTTCTTGCCAGAAATCTGCCCTTTATAGCCCTGCGGTTTGTCGTCTAAGAGATCTGCAATCTCATCGTTCTTTTCTTCAATCAAATCTCTCTTAGCTTTAATCGTATCCTCAATACCGTCAATTTGCTTAATTAGATCATTGAACTGTCCGCTATTTTTGGCTGCGTCATAAAGGGAATCGTCGTCAATGGTGCCCTTAATGATTGAAGTGAGTGTTTCAATTTCATCCTCCACTTGATCAAATTCAGCTTGCAATGCAAGAAATACATCAGCTCCTTCACCGATGTAAATATTACCATATCCTTTCCTTTCATCGTCTAAAGCTTGAAGCTCTTCTCGTTTTTGCTGTAAAAGCTCTTCTGTTTCTACTTCGTTCTCTAAATAGCTCGTGGTTCCATAGTCTTCCTCGCAAAGAATACCAGTTTCTATGCATTGAAAAGTGAACTCCCCTTCTCGCCCTTGTTTTTTCTCAATGGCATTGATAAGCTTAAATTTTGCAGCACCAAGCTTATAAACACTAGATGCTGTCATTGTGCTAATCAAGGCAATGCGATAGTCCTGCGCAGCACGTTCCACTTCATCATCAATCCTGTCGTCAGTTTCAACAAAGCGCAATGTAAAAGAAGCGCCTTCTGGAAACCTTGGGCGATTGTCGCTGCCTTGCCATGATTGCGGCCAATATATGCCTCTATCTTCGGAAGAAATGCGAGTGCCAAGGTCATCTTTTGATCGACCAAGAATGTCTCCATTATCTTTAGTCAACTGGCCGTTTTCATCGCGCTCTAATACGAGCACGTTAATAGGCACTACGTCGTAAAGACCAAGGGTATTATTACTAGAAGGGGAAAATGCTTGACTATAACCATCGACAATGATGGCTCCGCCTTTGTTTGCTCGATAAGTGTAATCTTGTGAGCCTTGCCCATCCTTGCTTGGGTCTTGCTCTGCGTTACCAGGCGGAAGCTGAAAGTCACCAAACTTCAGCGGACCGCTGGCATTGTTGCCATAGAGCCAGTATTTTTGAGCAGGAAAATCCTCCAATGGGGCCTGGCCAAATGCAGTAAAACCATATTCATAAGCTTCAATATCTCCAGCTCCGACAACGCCAAGCATTTGAATGAATTGTTTGTTGCCAAAGCTTTGTACAGCCGACCAGACCAAGGATGTATTAACTCTTAGTCCTCCAGCGCTTCTGTTGTCGTCTTCTTTATTGGTATAAACCAAATTCACGGGATCGCCATAGCGTGCCACTTCCTGAAAAGAATTGAAGCCATAACGCGGGCCAAAGATGGCATTGCGACTTTGTTTTCCTACCTTCTGCTGCTGTTCTGGTCGCGCTGTAAGGGCACCAACCACCTGAAAAATAGTGCCAACAACAGTTAGAACAGTTGCAATGATAGATAACGGCTCGTTTCTTATGTCAAAAACAGTCCCTATTTTTTCGTCTCTGTAATTCAATTGGGCAAGATAAAACTGCCAGTATTCTTCTTCTGTAATGCCAAGTGCTTCAATTAATTGATGCTCGTAGGGCAGTAATTTACGCATCGGCCTTTGGCTTGAACCAGTTGAATTCTCTTATCGTCTTTGACGATAAAGCAATGCTAACACTACGTCCTCTTGGAGCAATGCAAATAATGCTTTTGTTTGCTATTGTCCCCAATGCGCTGCGCTGTCCAAGCATTGCCACACAACCAGACGATGGACTAAGTGTTCTGTCGGCATTTTGCAAAAGCCAACGAGCCATTCTCAATGGAGGAAGAGCATTTTCTTGATAGTTCTCATAGGCCCAAGCAAAATCAGCAGCATAATCATAAAGACCAAGCCTTCGTCTGATTGCACAAAACAATTGGAAACAGTCTGTAAAACCGAAGCCATCGTCGGGAGAGGCCCCCCATTTATATTGCAAGCCAATGAGATCATTCATAACTAGCGGAAGCTCACTTCTGCTGTCACTGGCAAAATGCCTACATTTGTAGTGTTAAACGTACGTCGCGGGAAATTTGCTCCAACGCTATCCATAGCGCTTCTAAAACGCAGCTCAACGGTGGTATCATCAAACGATGCGCCCACGCCAATGTAGTATTCGTCGTACGATGCAACTGTGGAGTAGTTTTCATAGCTTGAAAGACTTCCCGTGTTGCCTAGCCATGCAGTTTTAAAAGATAATCGACTAAGCCTATTGCCATCGCCTTCTTCAACTAATGCCACGCTAAATTCACTGTGCGGGAATAGCACACGCAGCAAGGCATTTTCTCCGTTCAATGAAGCAAGAGAGCCTTCTGCTCTGAATGGCGCAAATTCATACAACGGCACGCTTGTACCAGGCACTGCCACTTGAGAATCATTTGTGCCATAGAAAAAATTTTGATAACGATGAGTGGTGCCGCTAATCGGAGTGCCACTGGCTGTGATGCCACTAGCCGTGGTAAGTTCTAAAAAATTGGCAACAATAATCTTCTCGCTCATGACAACTCACCAATCAATCGCACTGTAACATTGCTCACCCCATTGAATACCGCCTCAATTGCAGGAGGCTCTGCATACTCCCAAGAAATACTGTCTGGTGCTCTTAGCTCATTACCAAACGCGCTGTTCATTCCAGAAAACATTTCAGAAGGAAGAGCAAATCTATCTATGCTGCCATTCTGTCCATAGTAGTGATCAATGATTTGCTTTGCCAATGCATCAGTGATGTTTGTAAATTGAAGCTCAATGGAATGACCATAAGATTTGTTACCAAATACGCGCTTAACCGTAGCGCCTGATAAAGCCCGATAAGTTTTAAGAGGGAATTGCCCCGCTGAGTAGGTTCTCGATGCAGGGCGAATAGAAGGAAAATCAGCCATTAACGGATGCCAATGCGAGAGCGAGTGGATGGGCTTTGTTGTATCTTATCAAGGGCCATATTCATTCCCCTGGTAGCACCGCCCGCAATTGAAGCACGGCGTGTTTCAGCCATTGCAACCTCTAATTGCTCACGGCTTACATACTCTACGCCATTAATCTTTGTGCTTTCAAACTTAAGCGTAAGCGGAGCTGCTTGTGCCATGCCTGGTGCATTGCGCCCCATTAAGTCACGAGCAGAACGTTCGCCGTTAATTTGCACTGGAATGGCTCGGCCATTTGGAAGGGGAACAACAGCTTCGTTGTAGCGCCCTTCACCTACAAGGCCAAGAGTCGGGCCGGACACCATGCCGCCGTCAGCAAAGGCACGGAAACCACCAGGGGCAATGCCGCCGTTGGCAAATGCCATGCCAGGAGGCAATGCAGAGGCTGGAATGTCTACGCCTTGAACAATAGAGGAAGACGAACTGCCTCCTCCTTTGAACATGCCACCAATACTGCTAATACCACCGAGCAAGCCGCCAACACTAAGAAGAATGCTGCCGATTCCTCCAAGCGTATTGGAAGTGCCACCTTCTTTGATTTGGTTAATACCAGCGGCAATGCCCATGATGGAGCCAGCAGCGATGCCGATGCCTTGAACTGTTGCGCCCAATGCTTTTTGCCAATTGATATTGGCCTCTGCAGTTTTTTCTGCTGTTTGATTCACCGTCTCCGCGACGCCTTGTGTGGCAGTGTTTAAATTCTCCGTAGCGGCGCCGATGGATTCCTCAAATTGCATTCCTGCGGGCATCTGGTCAATTGGCACGTCAATACCTTGAACAATGGCGGAAGCACCTGGCAATGCATTGGCGGCGGATTGGGCTGCACCTCCTGGGCCACCAGCCGCGCTTCTTATTGCAGCCGCGTGACCTTCAATTTTCTGTTGTGTTTCACGCGCTGTTTTTAATTCCTGAAGCTGTTTTTCCGTGGCGGAAAGTTGCTCTTTGCGTTTCGCTTCTTCACTGGGCAGGCCAAATATTGCACCAAGTTGATCCTTGAAGAATTTTTCAACTGGCTGCATTGCAAAGTCAAAGAACATGGTCAAGGCTTGATCAGCCAAGGCTTCCTGGGCCTTTTTGAGTGCTTCCACCGAATCGCCGCCTTTGGCGATTTCTTTAAACATATCACTGTATGCGCCCGTGACGCCTTCCACCGCCTGATTAATACGCGTAGAAGTTTCTTCTAGAGCTTTCAGCGCGTCAGCATTTTTCATTGTTGCAATAGCGCTTTCGAGAGCAGCAATTTGATAAGCTTTTTGTGCTTCAGTTAAGTCTTGCAACTCTTGCTTATTCTGCGCAATAGCCTCTGCATTACCTTTTAAGGCGGCGGTTTCATTTGGAGTTAAAGCGATGCCATCCTTTTGTTTCTTTTGCAGGGCCGCAAGAGCCTTTTCATAGTCTTCGGTTTGTTTTTTGTTCCTTTCAATTCGCTCTTGCATTTCATAATTAGCCTTCGCAAGATCTTCTTGGTATTTAATGTATTCTTGCGGCATTCCTTGTAGCTGTAGATCATTTCTAATCTTCATTAAATCATTTTCAAGCCTTTGTTCTGCGACCGGGAAAATAGTATCAATATTTGCCTTGATCAAAGCGCTGCGTTTTTTTAGGGCTTCATTTGTGGCCATAATTGCAGTGCGTGCAGCCATCTCTTGCTGCGTGGCCATCTGTGTTTGTTCTACTTGCAGTTTGCCTACAGCCTTGTCCGCACGACGCTCTCTCGCGCCTGTTCCTCCTCCAATGCCAAGGATTGATTGAACTTTGGCTGTAAGCTGCTTCTCCTGTCCAACTGGCACTTGGGCACCAGGCACGTCAAATGCAAGGCCAGCATAATGAGCGGATCCAGGGGTGTGGCGACCAACGGGGCTTCGTCCCTTGAATTCTGTTACCTGCACACCAGCCTTGGTAAGCTGCTGATATGCAGCCTCTGCCAATGCGCGAGAAGCAAATGCAAGATGCTCGTGATAATTGCCGCCACCATGGTCGGCCTGGTAATAAGGGCTAGAAGGATCTCCCGTGATATATTGAGTCATGCCACTTGGCAGGCCTTTTCCGCCGCCTCCACCTCCGGCAGCAGCAGCAGTATTTTCCGCCGCCCTGTAGTCCGCCACGGCTTTAGCAGCATCTTGCTCTGCCTTACGGATGATGCTGATGCGGTCAAGCTCTAGTTTCTGTAAATCTTGTTGGAATTTTTCTTGACGAGCTTGGATTGAATTAAGCCCTGCAAGCTCGTAGGAATTGCGAGCATCAATCAATGCGAGTTGATGCTGGAAGGCTTGGTCGTCAAGAGACATGCGACCTTCCGTGATTGCTTTGTTAAGTGCATTCTGAGAATTGGCGGCATCAATGGCGGCTTGCTGCTGCTGATTTGCAAGCTTTTCTGCTCCAGACTGCCCTTTGCCATCTGCAGCACCGGGTGGAATGTCTTTCAATTGTTGCCTACTAGCATCAATTTGACGCTGCCTATTTACAGCCACTCGGGATGCCTCTGCAGCCGCCTCATCCGCCTGGCCAGCCTCATTGAGTGCTTTAATTCTTCCTTGTTGCGCAGCTTTTAAATTTGCATTAATTTGCATTTGGCCACCAGATGCAACGCCGCCCATGTAATTAATGCCAGATGCCAATCCGGTCCTTTGTAATGTCGCATATTCTTCCTGGGTAATTTTTTGCGCTCCACCTTTCAAGCGATTAAGAATGGCTGTGGCTTTTTCAATGGATTGCAACTGAGTTTCAATTTCTTGCTGTTTAGTCTGAGCGGCGGCAATATCACCAGCTTCTGCAGCCCTATTTAGTTCATCTGTCAGGCCAGCAGCCTTTCTTCGTGCATCATCTGCAGCGCTGCCAATATTTAAAAGTCGTTGAGCAACAAAATCAAGCCCAAGCAAAACTGCGCCTACGCCAAAAGAAATCAAAGTAACCTTCAATGCCATTGCCGCGATTCTTGCGGCATTGAAAGCGGCGGCCATCGCGTATATCCTTGCAATCGCGGCGCTAATGCTGGCAATCCATCCTTGAATTTGCGCAATGCTTAATGTACTCATGAAACGAATTATTGCGGCAGTTGCTTGCACAATGCCAGTGCTGACTAGTAATTGAAACGCACCAGTCAAAGTACCAACAATCGTTGCATAAAGAGCCACTCGTGCTACAAAAGGAATAGAGATGAAATCAAGAACAAGCTTTGCCACTGTAGTCAGTGGCTGTACCAGCACGCTAAGAGAAGAAATAAAGCCTCCAATATTTTGAGCAGCGGAAACGATAGATGGGATAATATTTTTTAGTGTTGCGTAAAAATCTTGAGCCCTGGGAGTAAGCAGATTAAAGCCTTCCCCACCAATAACCAAATTATCGGTGAAAGCCTTGATGACATCTGTTGCATCTTTGATCATGCTTTGCACAGCGGGTCCGACGACTGCCGCAAAAGCATTCACCATTGGCTGCAAAGATTCATACATCGTCTGCAAAGAATTTTGCATGGCGTTCATTTGCCCTTGCAATGTTTTGGATGCTTTTGACGCAGCATCGCTAAACTTAGTATTCATCAATATTGCTACATTCTCAAGGAGCACTTTCATCGCGTCGCCCTTGAACATTCCATCTTCTAGAGCCTTGGTAAACTCTGTCATGCTCATTTTTGCTGCTTCGGCAAAAAGTGCAACACTGCCAGGTAAAACGTCGCCCAACTGACCCTTGAGTTCCTCCGACATGACCTGGCCTTTGCTGGCCATTTGCCCAAACGCATAAAATACGCGATCCACTTGATCAGCGCTCAGCCCAAAAGTCGCAGCGGCTTTAGTAATGCCACCGAAAAGATTTTGAATACTGCCCGGATCGAAACCAGCAGGCTGCAATGATGCAAATAATCTCGTGAAGCCTTCCCTTGCACTGTCAATGGGGATATTTAATTCTTTGATTGAGTTTTCAATAAACTTTAACGATGGGCCAAATTGCCCTGTTGATTGAGTGACGGCATCTAGTTGATTGCGAAACACTTCAAGATTTTTGGCTGCCTCAAAAGCCTGTCCTGGTAAAGACGTGAAAAACGCTAATGCTTTATACGCCGTGCCATAAAGCAGCACTTGTTGAGCGGCGTGTCCAAATTCGGCTCCTAAGTCTTTAATCGCAGAAGTTAAAGGAAGAGTTCTTTGATTTAAAAATTCACTGGCGCGTTCCAATTGGGTGGGAAGCGTGCCGAGCATGTGGTAACCCGGAGGAAGTTGCGACGACCGCCCCATCCCTCCACCAGGGAATGCAAGGGCGCCTCCTCTTCCACCATCGCCCCCTCCACCAGTTCCGCTAACTCCACCGTAACCAAAGAAGCCGCCACCTCCATAATTCGTAGTAGTACCAGCAGGTGGTAACGCCGCCTGGATTGGCGCCCCTGGAAGCTGAGGCCCTTGGCCAAATTGAAAGAAGGATCGAGGCGGCGTGGTTGCCATGCCCGCGAAGGGGTTGGGAGCGTAAGGAGACACTGGCCCGATGGAAAGCTCCAGTGCGCGACGAGCTTTATTGATTAAGTATTCGGCAGCCCTGCTTAATGGTGCCTGTTCCATTCCAATCTGCGGAGATTGAATCGCAGGCAAACCCTCAAACATTTGTCTTGTCATGCGAGAAGCACTTGTTTGCCCTGCCGCAGGAAGAAGGAGTTGACCAGCTTGCTGCGGATCACGCACTCGCTCATAAAGCTCACGCGCAGACGCGCTCATGATCCCTTTACTTAAAAAATCAGCTAAAACAGTTCCAGTCTTTCCGA